CCTTGTTGAAATACCCCTCAATCTTGCCGATCTTCACGTTCTTTCGAACCGCGGGGTCGTAAATACCAACCACCCCATCTTCTTTCAGGATAACAAAGTCAATTGTATGGTGGGTAGAAGGTTTTAGTTTGAATAAATTGAAGTTCCTCCCATATATCACAGGTTCGTCAACGCTCATGACTATAATACCATCGGTGTGATATACACCACCGGCCTTTTTGAGATGGTCCTTTACGACCGTTGGGTGCTCGAGCGGAATCCATTCCTTGTATCGAAGAATGGCGGGATCCTCGGGAACATTCTTGAACTCCTTCAGGGACCTCTTCATCGCGAAGACACGACTTGCAAGATCCATTTGACTCACAGTAATACCGCTCACCACGACCGCATCGAATAGAACAAACGCAAATTTCTTTTCGACGATGTCAACGCAAAGCTCCCCATCAAAAATAGTACCTTGAAATAGAACTCGGGGAATGTTCTTGAAAGGAAGAAGGTATACAGTCATCGCGCGGTCAATAATAGTGCACACCTTGAACCCGAATACGCGAGTGAAAAACATCATGAACCGGATACCATCCGTTTTTTCCGATACAACGTATTTTTGCTGCTTCAACTTTTCAAAGTCCTTTCGCTCAATGCTAACCGGGTTGGGACCAGGCAGCCTGGGGAACTTATGGTCGTCCATAGCGAGATCTTTCATCTTGGAAAGGATGACGTCGCGATATTCACGACAAACCTTATGCAGCTTTAGTTGAAGCCCGTTGAGCGTCAGTGTAGCACGCTCGGTAGTAATATTTTTGCCGGTATTGATTGTGGGAGGAGCCATCTTTAATAATTATGTTTTTTTCATGACTTTAAGCTTATATACATATTTCATTGAGTGTCACCTCGGGGTCAAATGACGAACATAAATTCAAATTTTTAAAAAAATGAATCAACATCCTTTGATAGTGACATGATGTTTCAAATAAAACACTAAACGCTAAATAATAATCACCAGTTGAAGATGAATGGGAGGTAATTTGAAGAATAAAAAGCAGTGATGAGCATCAGGGGAATCACGTTCCAATATTCAACATCCTTCCACAAAAAGATATGAAGGAATGAACCGGTGAAAATACTTACAAAGTTGCCAAAAGTTAGGAAGAACGCAAAAACGCGTGCATTGCGAAACTTCGTAGCCATAGCAGACTTCTTCCCACAGTTACCAGAGGGCGTCCACGATCCAACGGTGTTAAAGATTTTGTCTTTGATAGCCCACGTATAAGCGAAATTTTGAGCACAGATTGTAGCATACGCGCCATATGGCCAGCTCTGGCAACTCCAGAGAGGGATGAGGAGAAGCATCAGAATAATGCCGGTCAAAGCAAAGGAAATGTTATAATACAAAACAACTTCAGGGAACGCCCAGATAAGGATGTTGCTCAGAGCAGGCCCCAGGAAAAGGGTCATCATACTCGTGGAATAAAACAGCATACCAGAGATGTAACACATCCTCCGGATGAAACCTATATCGGCCTTCCAAAATTCTGCAGATGTAAGAAGTGTAGTCGAACCAGAGCACCAACGATATTGCTGAGAGAAGAAAGCACGGTGATCGTTGGGGCACACACCGCCGGCGAGGTTGATAGGGACATATTCAACATGATACCCGGCCTTCGTCGCGCGGAAACCGGTCCGGACGTCCTCTGAGTGTTCGACCTCAGCAGTTCCACCCATAGGTGCCAGAGCAGAGCGGGAATAAATCGCACACGTTCCAACGCAAATACTACCATATGCAGGCTCATACTTCTTGAAATAACTCTTGCGAGCAGAGTTGCGACCAGGCTGAATAAGGCGGTAGAAAATTTCCTGAACAGCGCCCGCACCACGCTCGAGATAAGAAACTTCCTTACGCTGTTCGAAGAACTGGGGGGTCTGGATGATGGCGATGGTGGGGTCTGCCTTGAACCGGCCGAGCACGCTCTCCAGGAAATCCTCGCGAGGACAGAAGTCAGCGTCTAGGATGACGAAGTAATCACCGTATGTCTTGGCAAACGCAGCGCGTAGGTTTCCCGCCTTCTTCATGTAGCCACGGTTTTCGCGAACGTGGTATTCGAAACCATACTCTAGACACAGCTTCTTAACTTCCGCAGAGTCACTATCGTCAAGAACATGGACTTTCAGGACGCCGTTATGCCGGACCTTTGACACATAAGACCACGTGTTGTTCAGAATCGCCATGTCCTCACCACACACGGGTAGGAGGATGTCAACGCTGGGACAAAAGGGATCTTCATTATCCTCTCGAACACGCTTGATGATAGCCTCGTGAGCCGCGTAATCAAAACCATTACCCACGATAACCACAAGAATATATGTGATAATTGAAGACACTACAGCCAGGGCACACACAGCCCAGAACCACCAAGCCCCAGTGGCTCGCATGAAAAGAACCAATCCGGTTGAAAACACCGCCAGAGAAATAAATGCAAACAATGCAACCAAACCCTTACGGGTCTTCAGATAGGCAAATTTCAAGTCGTCACTGGGAGGGCGAGGGAGAACAACACCCTTGGGTACTGGGTAACGCCCTTCCTTTGAAAGATCCACAGGAACGTCCTCAAATTCCCCCTGGACATTTTCGTCAATTACGTTAATAGTGATCGCCGGCGATGGAGGAGGTGAATGCGAAGCGAGTTCCACGATCTCGCCACAAGACGCGTTCATTGTACTCTGACTATCATACTTCTCCATTGTGTTTGATTTTTGTATTTCTATATGTTTACTGTTGTGTAAATTCCATATTTATAGTTTTTTGTTATTATGATAATTAATGACAAATGACAAATGACAATATATCAACAAAAAATACTATATATGAAGATAACTGATGGTCTGTTATTAAAAAACTTCCAATATCTCACTATGTTGTCACGAACGATAATTATTGCGACAGTTCTCGCGACTCTGATTATTGGTGGTGCAGTCGCGGCTGGTGTCATTCTATCTGCAAATAACCATGATGACTCAACGTATTATGACAATCCAAACGATTTTACGACTAAAAGTGTCAACGATGTCATCGGAAACACGACATTGGTTAATACAACTCAGATCAATGTGAATACCAATGGAGAAACAGTAAGTAATTCGACGGGCCCGGCTATTTCACCAGATTACATTGTGATTAATAACACGACATCAAACACCACACATGTCCCTATTTGGTGGGACGAATTTGACGACGATTCAATTAACAAAAAACATTGGACTATTATTGATTATCCCGGTCGGACTGGATATGGAAACAAAGAATTGCAGACTTATCAAAAGGATAATGTGTATGTCAACGATGGCGCCATGCATATCATGGCTCATCGTGACCATGATGACTGGTTTTCTGGACGTGTAGAATCAAAGGGAGCGTGGACTCCCGGGATGATCCTCGGAGATAAGTTGGTGACGAAGATTTATTTCGAAAGCAACATTCTCATCCCAGATTCTGGAAATGGTCTGTGGCCTGGTTTTTGGTTCTTTCCCAAGGAGTATGTGTATGGCGAATATGCAGCGTCTGGTGAAATCGATGTAATGGAACTTCACGACGGCTATACCAGCCTGACGAGTGGTATCCATTATGGTGGTCCTGAAAAGAAAGGATATGATGGCATCAAGAATCTGCGCAATATGACGAGAACCTCAAACGAAGACGGCTCTTCATTCGAAAATAAATCTTTTGTGTTCAGCGTTGAGTGGACTCTTGATACAATTGTGTTCTTTGTGAACGGGGCAGAGACAACGCGTAGATATTCGAAGGCGATTGACCCAGAAAACGGATGGTTCTCCGCGGCGAGTAATGCAGAAATTTCTTCGCCTTTTGACACCCCTTTCAAAGCAATTTACAATATTGCAGTTGGTGGAAATTTTCCGCAATACGAGCCGGATGAAACCACACCAGACGAAGTTCTGATGATCGTTGATTATTTCCGAGTATTTGCGGATTTTGCATAAAATAAAGATTATTTGAATCACATGTGAAATAAAATAAATGTAAATATAAATGACAGAAGTTAACTCAAGAGGACGGACGATTTTAGTGGGTCCTCGTGGGGGTAAATACGTTATCGGCCCGTCTGGAAAGAAAATATCAGTGAAAACGGTAGCAAGTAAGACTGAAAAAGCCAAAGCTACGAGTCCGATGGTAGAAACAGGTAAACTTAACGCAAAAAAACGCGTTGTTTACAAAGATTCGAAAGGTCGGACGTATGTCAAACCAGGAGATAAAAAGATATATGTGAAGAAATTGTTCACACCTACAAGAGAAAATACACCCGTTCAAAACAAAAATGCCGTGGTGAGAAAAGTTGCAAAAATATGGAAACAAAAAATAAATGATCGTTTGAAACCTCTCCGAAAAGGTAGGAACTACGACCCGGACGTATTCGAAATGGTGGCCCCGAGAATTAATATTCAGCCCAGAGAATCTGGTGCTTTCAAAAAGGTGTATTCGAATTTCATTTTCCCGATACAGACTGCGAAAGGACGGAGAATAAATTCACGAGCGGTTATTGCGACTCGAAAAGATAATATACGACACGTTGATTATCTTGCAGATCAAACGGATTATCTCAGAAATATGAACATATATGACTTGATGACGGTGGCGGCATATACCCATTACGCACATTGGTGGCTTTTGCCATTCCAACGCTCTGGAAGAATACTTGTTCAGTTTTCAAAATTCAGACAGGACATGATATATCCGTTGTTCCCACAAATGGAATCTATCATTGATGCCGGATACGACGTATTGAAACCAAACAAAGTCGCGGAATTTAAACCGTACATAACCGCATTCATGGAATCGAAGACTCTCGTGGATAAATATTTCATTTATATTTCACTCGCTCAAGAAAACGTGTTTTCGGATGAAGCACTCAAACTCGCGTTACAGATGTATGTGAATGATTTTACAAGAATAATAAACGATTCTCCGCCTGTGACAGAGCCTCTGACAGTTTATAGAGGGACTTCGACGGATGTTCTCAAAGAAAAGAAAGGGTCAGTTTACAAATCAAATCAGTTCTCGTCCACGGCCTATAATGTCGAACAGGCTATAAAATATGCCACAGGTAATCCACCGCATCTTCAACGGATCACGATACCACGTGGAAAACATGCACTGTTTATTGCCCCCGTTAATAAATTTGGAAGCTTCGGAGAGTACGAGATCGTCCTTCCACCATGCGACTTCGAAATCACAGGGCGTGGCAGAAAGATGAAAGTTCTCGTCAATGGCAAATTCAAAAATTATAGAGTCACAGATTTGAAAATGTTATGATTTAATAATTATATTATGTAATATTAAATGAAAGAATTAAAGCCAAAAGGACGAGAAATTCTTACAGGACCGCGCGGGGGGGAAATACCGGTGAAAACACTTAAAACCAAAGAAAGCAAAGCCAAAAGTCCAATGGTAGGTGATAAAAAGAAACTTGTCACGCCTACAATCAAAATCAAACGCAAACCGGTCATCCCTGTTCAAAACAAAAATGCCGCGGTGAGAAAAGTTGCAAAAATCTGGAAACAACAAGTAGATAACAGAATAAAACCTCTCAAAAAAGGCAGAAACTACGACCCAAATATGTTTGAGATGGTAGCTCCGAGAGTCAATATTCAGCTCGGAGAAAATAATGTTTTCAAAAAGGTGTATTCAAATTTCATGTTTCCTATACAGACTGCAAAGGGTCGGAGAATAAATTCACGAGCGGTTATTGCGACTCAAAAGAACGACATAAAACATACTGATTACTTTGCAAAACAAATTGATTATCTAAAAAATATGAATATAAATGATTTGATGACCGTCGCTGCGTATACGAATGAGGCGGGATGGTGGCTTTTACCATTCCAACGCTCTGGAAAAATACAGAATGAGTCATCATTTTTCAAACATGACATGATACAGGACATGATATATCCTTTGTTCCCACAAATGAAATCTATCATAGAAACTGGATACGACGTATTGCAACCAGACGAAGTCGAGGAATTTCAACCGTTAATTGAATTCATGCAATCAAAAACAAAAAGTATAGAGGATAAATATTTTATTTATATTTCACTCGCTCAAGAAAACGTGTTTTCGAACAAAGCCCTCAAACTCGCTTTACAAATGTATGTGAAAGATCTTACAAGAATAATAAACAATTCACCGCCGGTAAAAGAACCACTGGTCGTGTACAGAGGAATTTCGACAGATGTTCTCAGAAAAGGTTCAGTTTTCAAATCAAAACAATTCACATCAACTGCGTATAATGTTATACAGGCTGTGAAATATGCAAGAGGAGACCCTCCGCATCTTCAACGAATAACGATACCACGGGGCAAGCATGCTTTGTTCGTAGCCCCTGTAAATAAATTCGGAAAATTTGGCGAATACGAAGTAGTATTACCACCATGCGACTTTGAAATCACAGGACGCAATAGAAAGATGAAAGTTCTCGTCGACGGTAAATTCAAGGATTACCGAGTAACTGACCTGAAAATGTTGTAATATATTCGGTTATTTTAAGCTTTTGTATTTTTCCCCGTAACGAAGGGCCTTGCAAAAATCGACGCCTACTTTAATAGGATGTGGGGGATAAAATTGATTGACGACGATGACAATTCTGAATAATACTCTTGTATCGACAATTTCATAATTTAAATATAATCATGTAAAGCAAACACATGGATAAAATCAATAGCTTGAACAACAGATTAGACTCGCTCAGGAACACATTACAAGGAATCAAAAAGGAAGATGTAAACACAGCGGGGATCCGTTTTGATAAAGACAAAAAAACACTGACGAAAGAAGAGTTTTATTCCAATGATTTCATGCGGGGATATGTGCGATGTGACCATATTGAAGATATACAAGTAGGAGACTTCGTAAGATACAAACAGAAACGAGAAAGTGGTGTAAAATACCTCTGGGGCGGCCTTGTCACATACAAGGCTCCAGAATTCTTGAGGCTGAAAAACGTATATAATGGAGCAAAATGGTCTGTCCAGTTGGCAGATCCCAAAGTAATGAACACCTTTTACGTTCGTCGGAAAATGAACGCAGAAGACATTGACGCGTACACGGATTTATGCGACAATTCTAAAAGACTCATTGATTTAAATTCTGCATCGTCGGTAGGACTGATAAAGGAAATAATCGAACGGGGAGACAAACATTTGATCGTTGAAGCGGCGAGCGTAATAATAGAAGATAATGACGAAACTATCATTTTCAAAAACCCTACCCCTTAACCATTCGCGTTTCGAATCTCATTCTTCACAGCGTTCACGGCTCTATCAACAAACCCCCTTGTTTCTGCGGGATACTTATACACCACATGTGAGCCAGATGCGTAATTTTTTAACGCCTCTGCACCCGAAACCTTTTCGTTACGTTTATGCCCCGGAAGGTTTTCAGTTTTCAAGTCGTCAACGAGTTCTTTTGCAAACTTTGGTTGTATTACATTCGTGTTCTTTTCGAGGGTGCTCGTAGCATCGTTTATAAACTGCTTCGCGTATTTATTCAATGGTGTTTTTGTCAATTTTCCACCAGAATCCTTTTCGTGAACTTTGTCGTCTTCTACGTGAATTGCCTTTTCACCATCTGGTCTTACGATACCCCGTCCCTTCGTGTGGCGAAATATCAACGCAGGGATATTCTCAGGTTGAAATTCCCCGTTCAACTCCCGCTGAAATTGTGGAGACTTCAATGCCTTGTAAATGACCGTCCGAGTATCCCCGTCAGGAACCGTGAGATTGAACGTGATTTGTTTGTTATCAATATAATTATTATCACCGATGTGTGCATAATCACCAACGACTGATATATTACCAGTGGGTTTAGGGATATCTTCTTTGAGAACGAATTCTTTGACCTCAGATTTCATTTTTTGACCACATGAAGTTTTCTTATGTTTACTTGCATTACCACTATCAATCGTCTTGTACCCACAACCACAAGTATAAAATGACGTCTTATAATATTGAAGTTCTGACATATATACCACGTTGTATCTTACATATGTTAAGTTATTTTAGAAAAAAAATAAAAA